CTACAATGAGCCGAGACAATTCAATGGTGGTTTGACTGGTCTTTCCTTCATGTATGGTGGAAAAGATTTGCCGCTTGTTGAAGATCCTGATGCCCCCGCCAAGACAATGGTTATGGTTGCTGAGAATCAACTCAAGATTTTCCGTGACAAGGATTGGTACTGGGAAGATCTTGATGGATCTATCTTTAAGTGGGTTGCTAACTTCGATGTTTGGGAAGCACTTCTCAAGCAATATTGGCAGGTGGGAACTCACAAGAGGAACGCTCACGGTAAGTTTACAAACCTTACTGAAGCCTGATTCCTGAGGAGGAAAAATTGGGGCTGGTTGGTCTATTCGATCGGCCAGCCCCTTTTTTCTGTTTGGAGGCGAAATGCTTGTTTCTCAATCGGCTTTAACTATCAACCGTGAATATGTACCTGGGTTGGGCGAAGAAGTTTTCGATACACAAACTCGAAGAACTTACGCAGGAGACGGTTATACCAAAGTTAAAGATTTAGTTCCAATTGATGCAGGAACTGGACCACCCATCGTTATTGCTTCTGATGTTGAATATAATAATTCAAACTCAGGATTAGCAGCTACTAACGTACAGGCAGCTATTGATGAAACATATCAATATGCTAATTCAATAGATCTTGAACTTAATGCGCACGTAATAGATACTACAGCGCATAATGCAGAGACGATTGTATACAATCCATTAGTGGCCGGTGAAGTTCTTGCTGTAAATGTGCAGGATGCTTTAGATCAGCACTTCCTAGACACTACTGCTCACAGTGCTACTAACATTCCGTTCACTCCTACACCCACAATTGTATCTAGTAATGTACAAGCAGCCATCGCTGAAATAGATGGTGAAATTCAGAACATTCTTGCAGGCGGTATTGTAGAGGCACAAGATGTTTCCTTCACTCCTGTAGGTTCAATTACTGCGGATGATGTTCAAGAAGCTGTAGATCAAGCAGGAACTATAGCTACAAATGCATCTGCTTCCGCAGGAACTGCTAATACAAATATTAATGCTCACTTGATTGATGCATTAGATGCTCATGCAGCTAGCGCTATTAAATATACCAATAGTGGAGTAATTCCAGATGCATTTGACGTACAGGATGCTTTGGATACTTTAGCTGCTATGATAGCAAGTGCGGCTTCTCCTAAATTTACTGCTAATGTAGGGGATGGTTCTGCTTTCTTTTTTGTTCTAACTCATAATTTAGGTACTAGAAACGTGTTAGTTCAACTATATGCTAATTCAGGTTCGTTTGCTCAAATTGAGTGTGACATTGAGCGGACAGATAATAACAATGTAACACTTCGTTTTTCTACTCCTCCCACTACTAATCAGTATAGCGTGGTGATTGGCTAATGTCTCGTAAATTTGCAACTCCAATTGAATTACCTGCTGATCCTACGCTTCCTATGGAAGCTACAACTAAGCAATATGTAGATGCAGGTGCTGGTGCTGTAGCTAATGATAGCATAACTAACCTTAAATTGGCTAACATGCCCGCATCTACGATGAAGGGTAATAATACTGGTGCTACAGCTGATCCGCTGGATTTAACAGTTGCTCAGACTAAGACATTGTTAGCCATTGCAGCTGGTGATGTTTCTGGTTTAGGTTCATTAGCTACAGCATCTTCTGTTAACTTATCTACTCAGGCAACTGGAACATTACAAGCTGCTCAGGAACCAGCTCATACAGGTGAAGTAACTAATTCTGCTGGTTCATTAGCATTAACTATTACTACTGCTGCGGTAACTAATGCTAAATTAGCTAATATGCTTCAGAATACCATTAAGGGTAGAGTTACTGCTTCTACTGGTGCTCCAGAAGATTTAACTTCTGCACAAGCTACAACAGTTATTGCTTCTGGTTCTGGTGGTGGAACTGCCAATTTCTTAAGAGCTGATGGAACTTGGGCTGCCCCATCTGCAACACTCGCTGATAATAGCGTAACTAATGCTAAACTAGCTGATATGGCAGCTAACAGTATTAAGGGTAATAATACTGGTTCTGTGGCTGATCCAATTGATCTAACTGTTGCCCAGGTTAAGACATTATTGGCTATTACTTCAGCTGATTGGACCGGACAAACTACTGCTGCACAAGAACCTGCACATACAGGTGATGTAACTAATACTGGTGGATCATTAGCATTAACTATTGCAGCTGATGCAGTTACCAATGCTAAGATGGCAGATATGGCTGCTAATACAATCAAGGGTAATAACACAGGTTCAGCAGCTAATCCAATTGATATGACAATAGCTCAATTGACTACTATGTTTGGTGGTCAATTGATGCGAGTATTCTCAGTAGCCTGCGCAGCAGCTGCTACTACTGTAGTTAATCATGCTTTCAATACTCGAAACGTAACTATCGACGTATATAGAGCTACAACTCCGTGGGATTCAGTGGAGTGTGATAAAGAACGCACAGATGCCAACAACGTAACTATTCGATTTGCGACTGCTCCATCCGCAGGAGCTTATACTATTGTGGTTATGGGATGAGTAGAAAACTTCTTGTACCTTTTCAACTTCCAGCTGATCCTACGCTTGCTTTAGAGGCAGCTACTAAACAATATGTAGATTTGCAGAATGAAGTAATTATTTCTGCATCTGATCCAATTGGTACCAATCCTCAGGCAGAATTGTGGATTGATACTGTAACTAATCCTCCTGCTGCTCCATTAGCTTCTGCTATTTCTTTTTCTCCTACAGGAACAATTGCAGCTACAAATGTTCAATCTGCTATAGCAGAAGTTGCAGCTGAATATGCTTCTGTACCGTGGATTACTCCTACTCTTATTAATAGCTGGGCTGCTTATGGACTGGGATGGAGTTTACCTGGTTATCGTAAAATTGGTGATGTAGTATACATACGAGGATTATATAAGAATGGTGCGTTAGGAACAACTTTGTTTACATTACCTGCGGGCTATACTCCTGCACAAAGTGTAATATTTAGTATTAGGGCTTCTGATGCAAATGGTCAAGCTAGAATATTGTCCGGCGGTAGCGTTGAAATGCAGTTTGGCACTATAGCTGGCGGCTGGGCGAGTTTTGATGGAATCTCTTTCTCAACATTGGCATAGGGAACATTATGACCGTATTAAAAGCAAGAGTTGCAGGTGCTTGGCAAACACTTGGTTCTGGATTTGGTCCGGCTGGTGGGGTAGCCGGTGAGTTTTTAATCAAAAACTCAGCTGCCGATTTTGATGCAGTTTGGGGATCTACTGCGCCTAAATTAAAACTTACTCCTGGTGATGTTGTTGCTATGGATTATAATAACCCAGCTTTGCAAATTGGAGAGGCAACTAGTCAAAATCTTGTTGCCTATTGGGGTGGTTTAATTTCTCGTTATAATGGCGGACTTGGTACGCTTCGTCTAAATTACTATGGTGGTGAAGTTATTGCTGGTGGAGGTAATGCTGCACAATATCCTGGCGGACTGACTATTGCTAACTCAGCCCATGCTACATCTAAACGAGCACAACTTAGTATTGGTTCAGATCCTTCTTGGCAAATTGGGCAAGATTTCAATGCTAATGGTGTTAAAGATCTCTATATTTATCAGCAAACTAATGGTAGAACTCCTATCTATATTAGTGCTGATGGACTAGCTATAACATTTAATACATCTAACTATATTAAACTTCCTGATACAGCATGGATTAGGTCTAATAATTATCAATTTACTACTGCTGCTGGTGTTTCAACTTTATTTTATCACGATGGTTCTAATTTTTGTGTTAATGCTGGTAATTTATATATTACCGGTACTTTATTATTGGATAGGAGTGGCGCTGAAGCTAGACTTCTTTGTCAAGCTAATACAACTGTGATTACTTGTTTAGCAGATCAATTTTATTGTCTTAATAAAGCAGGTAATGCTTGGCGTTTTCAACATAATGGATCTCGTTTTTATGTGCCAGATAGGTATACATTTGGTCTATCAGCTGGATATGCTCTTTCTCATGAAAATGATAATGATACTGGTCTTTATTATGATGGTGATGGTTCAGTAAGATTAATTTGTAATGGTAATACAGTACTTTGGTGTCAAAGCGGGATTGCAACTATAGGTGCTGCATATGGAGCATCTCTTCGTTTATATTCGAAGGATGATAGTAATCATCTTCTTCAATATGCTTCATCTACTCCCTCAGGATCGGGTGAAGCTAGCAATGGTCCTGAATTACGAGGATATGGTACTGTATGGTTGCATAATGTAGTAAATAACAAGAGTCTCTTTTTGGCTTCGGGCGGAAATGCGTTCTTAAATGCAGGTAACTCTTGGACAACTTTCTCCTCACGTGAATTTAAAGATAACATTGTTCCTCTTGATGCAGATGAATCATTGGAAATGGTTCGTCGTTGGGTGCCTTGCGAATTTGATATCATTGAGGATGGAACACATAAAGAAGGATTTATTGCAGAAGATCATGTAGAAATTACTCCCTCAATGGTAAATGTTTGTGGGGAAGATAGCCTTCGTCCTGGTTGGGCTAATGCTGTAGATTATGCGGGCGGGACAGTTCGTTTAACAGGTGCCGTTCAGGCATTACTTCGTCGAGTAGAAGAATTGGAGAAAAAAGTCGCATGAGCGATCAACAAGAACAACAGGAAGTAACGATTGATGATGTATGGGTCAATCGTTTAGCTCAAAAAATAGGTATTCTTACAGCACAAAATGAGCGTTTGCTAGTTGAGAATGAATCTATGGCTCAACAATTAAAACTATATAAGGAAGATGAAGATAACCCTGGACCGCAGCCACCTGAGAAAGAATTGGATGTGCGTTTAAATGGTGCACATGAAGGGATGCCAATAGCATGAGTCAAACAACTATTGCTAGAGCAGCCAATGACGTAGACTTACAGAAGCGTGTTCAAGCTTCTGTTTATAGTGAAGCTATTGGTAATCAAGATTTAGCTGATACAGATTTTGCACGTATGGTTAAGCAGGGATATGCTAATTTAACTGCTTTGTATTGGGCAGTTGCAGATGCCGTAGAAGCTGCTTATGAAAACGGGATACTTGTGGGTCGTGGCTCACCGGGCCATGATATAGATGTAGTGACTGATGCAGCAATTACATCCGCTGTTGTTGTTAATTGGCCTCCTGATAATCCTATAACTACACCATGACTCAATCTAAATTTCTCAAAACTAACACAAGTAACGACGATTATATCATTGTAGATGATGCTATTGTTGATAAGAGGATGCACGATATCGCTCAGAAGATAAATGACTACGATGAGCAACTATGTATTCTTTGCGTTGAGCCTGAGCGTGCTGGTGTTAGTGAAGCTCCGTTTATTCTTGCGGAAGTGGTTAATACGGCGGAAGGTCCTCAGGTCTTTAAAGTCTTTGAATTCTGGGAACTGAATGATAGTGTATTAGAGCGATTGTATAGTTCTGATACTCGTCGTACAGATGTATTGGCAAATATTGATGCGAATAATAAAAGAGTTCGAGATGAAGAAAATCGTCGCTATCGTGAGAAGATGGAATCAAAGAAAGATCTAGTAGCTGCGATCATAGCTTCTACCAAATCTTCATATACATACGTTGATGATGAAACACAGGCTAAAATCACAATGTATGAAGATCGCCCACCCAAAGTCGAGCACAAGGAATAATTATGTTAGTCTCGGAAATTATTGCTAGAGTTCAAACCGGCTTTGGTGATTCCAATCAAGTTATGATCTATGACAATCATGTCATTGATTGGATCAATGAAGGAATGCTTGAAATAGTTCGAGAGACTCAATGTCTATCTAAGCGAGAGGATGCTGGACAAGCATCTGCCTACAACAACAGTGCTGGTGTAGGTGTATCTGACATGCTACTTCTTAAGAGGGTTTATTATTTAGATGAACCCTTGCTTCTATTGGAGCCTGAGGCATTAGATCGTTTAGGTTATAAGACAAATACAGGTACTCCTATAGGGTATTATACAGAAGGTTCTCGAATCTTCATGTTTCCTACTCCTTTGGCTACAGATACTACTAAAATAACCCTTTTCTATGTACCTATGCCTGTATTAGTAACTGCTACTTCTGAAACTCCTGGTATTCCTTTGTATTATCATGGTGATCTTGCAGAGTGGTGTTTAGCAAAGGCACACGAACGCAATGAAAATTTCCGAGCCGCTGAATTAATCATGCAGCGGTTTAATAAGAATCTCTCGCAAAGAAAATTTGAAAGTCTTAGTAGGGATGACACCTACAGGACTGTCCAACCAGATGTTATGGATCAAGAGTA